CAACCTACATCAATTATTTTCATAGGTTAGTAAAAAATAAGCTACGCAGTAAACCATCACTCCAACAACAATGTAATTCATGGATTTTCTGGCGGAATCCTGAAATGGAATTTACGAGGTATCGGCAATTCGCCAACCGGAGGTCTAAATACAGAAATCAAATGACCACAAAACTCAACAATATCAATCTTTGCATCATTCTTTATTATGTAATTTGAAAAATCAACACAGTATTGTATTCTATTTTCAAGAACTGCGTTTTCAAATTTCAACTGATCTATTTTTTTATTTTTCATATATTCATGGGTAGTTCTTTATTGAGGAAAACAAGCCATTGCCTTCTGCATACCAGCCTTTGCCTTCGTAGACATCCAGCACATCGCTGAAATATTTCTCATACATCGGCGCGACTTTCTCCAGACTGAAGTTCATTCCCCATTTCCTGCAATCTTTAGGGTCAATCTCATCAATATTATTGATAGCATCCACAAAGTCACCCATCGTCCGACACCGAAAGCCTGTGATGCCATGAAGGTTGTTTTCCGTAAAGCTACCCCAGTCTGTCGTAATCGTTGGCGTTCCACATAGTAGATTCTCAACCTGAACCCCTCCGAATGGTTCAATATACTGGCTAGGAACAAAGCTAGCTTTTGCATTAGCCATTAGCTTCTTTCTTTTCTCCACATCGGCATATCCAACATATTCCACATGGTCTGGCAATTTATACCCTTCTTCTTTCTGACCTGCGATAACTAGTTTCACCCCTGCCCTCTCTGTGGCTTGGATCGCTACATCAACGCCCTTCCCGCTGTAGACCCTGCCTAGATACAGAAAGTAGTCATCCTTGTGAGGATTAAACTCAAAGTCATCCACATCGAAATAATTCGGGATGACAACATCATACCAGTCTTGCCGACAATTTCCAACAGCCTGTAAGCCGTAATAAGCATGGTAAATCGCGTAACTCTCCCAGACCTTCCACCTTGCCCAATGTCCTCCTGCATACCCAATGCCCGGCTCAACGCAAATCATGTCAGGATGTGCGTCACAGATAGGACGAACACCTGAACCCCAGAAGGGCAGAATGAAATCATTCTTTAGCTTTCGCTTTCCTACCTCTTCAATCGCGTTCTTGAAAAAGGTCTGATAAGCGTGATCCTGCATATTGAACTTGAAGAATGTCTTTCTCCAATCATGCGAACCATAGCTTTTCTGGAAGTCATCATTCGTCAACACTGGCACATTCTCCGTGCATATCAAATCCGAATCCTCATGGCCGTAGTGAATGACTTCATGTCCTCGCTCGACCATCATCTTGCCGAATTTTACAACCTTTTGAGTATATGCACAGGCATTGAACTCTTTTGATGTGACTGTATGGGGAAGCGAAAGCGCGTGAAATCTCATAACCTAATCAATTCTATTCCGAAATCAATTGCAAGCGTTATGCTCGTGATGTCTCTGTCGTAAATATCTCGATAAATCACAGTCTTGATTCCATAGGATGCAATGGAACGCAAGCAATCATTGCAGGGCAACAATGTCACGGCAATCGTCGAACATTCATCTGGCTTCACATAACGCAAAGCATTCTGCTCGGCATGGACGATGTAGAGCCTTCGCTTGTCTCTATCAACCCAATCCTCACGCATTCCAGCGGGAAAGCCATTGTAGCCAATTCCTGCCACTGTATTATCATGGCGAAGCAAACAAGCTCCGACTTGCTTCCACGGGTCTTTGCTTTTCTTCGCGGCTATCGTCGCCAACTCTAACGCATACTCATTCCAGTTCATTTCGCCATCTCTGCCGATTTATTTATTCAATGCAATTCAATTCGACATCTTCGCCGATTAAAGTTCAAATGCTCTCAACTCTCCGGGGATGTCATCGGGAAATCTAATGCCATCCATTTGCGCCTTGTGAAACTCTTCTATTTCTATCGCGTCTCTCAACTCATCGCGGAGGAATGCAAGTGCCGTTTCGTAGCTGTCGAATGTCGCACGCTCCGTTTCGTGCAAATATCCTCGATGTTCCACGATGAAAACTGGCTCGTTTCCATAGCTCCATTTCGTTTCAATCGTCCAATGGCAATCTCGATCCTTGTGATGCTCTGGGCCGATTAGGTTGTAGTATTTTGCACCCAGCTCTGTGATTTGCTTTTCAGTCTTCATAGTCTAAAACCTCTTTGCTATTCGTTTCTATCATGTGCAAAGCATGGTTTAATTCGTGATGAAAATGTTCCTCTGTGAAGTCACGCTGATTCAGTCGAAAGATGCAAGCCGATACAACGCGCAAAAGTCTAGCATATGTGAAAGCGGCGGCGATTCCGGCAATGGTCGCGTCTGAATAGCTTGAATAAATCGGCGCACCCTCATCGTCTATCTCGTCGCTTCCATTGTTTTGAATCAGTCCCATGAGCCAGCCAGCATACAAATCGAGCGATTGAATGAAGTCATTCGGGTCGATTGAATGTTCCTCGATGTCTAACTGGGCTTCAATGTCCCGCTGTCCGTCTGCGAACCCTTCCCAATATTGTTGAGACTTGTCACTCATTGGCAACTTTCGCATTCTTCATCGTCCACATTGCAAGCACGAGGAACAATCTCATTGAAATCGTCGTCGGGTTCTTTCTCTGCCTTTACTTCGCTCCCGTGGTCTTTGTCTGCTCGTTGGATCGCGGCAGCGTCTGAATAGCTTTTCCCGTATCGGATGGAAAGCTTCGAAGTATTCGCGGCAATCGCGCTTTCAATGTCCACGCCAATCGAGTCCAGCATTCCCGAAATGTAAAAAAGCAAGTCTCCACACTCTTCGACAATGTTGGCAATGTCTAGCGGCTTGCGGTAGATCGTGGCCTTCTTTACTGCATCTAGCAACTCGCCCGCCTCGCCACTGATTCCCACGGCCATATGTAGGCGGTGACAATCTTCGGGAGTTAGCTCCTCGGCAATCACACTGCCGGGCTTGCATAAGTTTCGGACAAATTCTCTGTGCGTTTCGTATTCCATAGCCTCCCCCCTTATCATGGTTTTTTTCTACCGCAATCTGTTTTTTCAGCGAGGAAAAGCTCTAGCGTGCGGATTCCCTTTTCTAGCTCGTCAATGGCTTCTTCGCGGCTCCTTAGTGCTTCCAGCAGGGTCTTGATGAAAAGGGCGGAGTTTTCGGCGGTAGGGTTCTTTTCGTATGCGTGTGAAAGGATTTCCAGTTCGGTCTTAGTTTTTTTGGACATAGGGCGGGAGATGATGCCCGAAAAGCTTGGCGAGTCAATCGCGGGCTTCCTACGCTCTGCAATGGCTTGTTTTACCTATCGGGAAAAACTAGGCTAATCCGTGAAAGGTTCGGAGGGTTTATTACCTAGCGGGAAAATGCGCTAACCTGTCAAAATATGACAGAATGAAGCGAAAACCTGCGTTGAGATTGTGTCTCTTTATCTATTCAGATTCCACTATCTCGGCCTCTATCGGCTCGGCGTCTTGAATCCTAGCAATGGGGGCGGATAGTTCTTTCAGTGAGTCACGCGTGTCACGCTCTGGAACGGCAAAGCTGATCTTGAAATTCTGCTGAGAATTAGACTCAACCTCTATTTTGTCACCATACTTCTTTGGTGCTAACTTGGAAGCTGTCCATTTTAGAGCGTCGATGCGTAACCTTCCAATCTGCGCGTCATGAGAATTAAACGCCTCCGTCATTACCATGTCGGCGAAGGTATCGGCCTGCTTTGATCTCGCACGAGCGTAGTCTTGAAAGAAATCGGGATGATTGTCGAGCCATTTGTATACTGTGGGAATGCTTGGCACATCTGGAAGCTGACAGATTGCGTTTAAAGTCATGCCCGATTCTATCATGTCGCAAATATGTTTTGCGGTATCTTGATCAAATGGGATTTCTGGCGCACCTAGTTTTTTAGTCTCTGACATATTTTTTGAGGCTATGCGTGATTTTGTGCTTGCCAAGTCTTTTTTTAGCTGTTTAGAATAGCTGCGCCAGCAGCAGGCAATGAGAAGGTTTCTCATTTGGCGTCTGTCTTCGCATTAAAATTCATCCGCATTCAATCTAATCCAGATTAGATTTCGCTCCGAAAGTTGGCATGATAATTAATTCGTGAAGTTATCAGAATGGCATGGAAAATGTATCTGGCAAATTGATGGCAAAACTCCCCAGCCTCTAACGGGCGGGAGTTTGCAAAATTGATTCCGAAAATCACAGGTTCGGATTTTCCGCAAATGTTTGGAGAAGATTTTTTCATGAATTGAAACGCCCGCAGAGCCGCATCCAGTGCGGTTCCGTGGGCTAGTCAATAAAATAAATGCGTGGGCGAGAAAATATTTTTTCACTTTTTTCTTGGTGTTCGCGTGAGTTTGCACGAGTCTCTTTTTCGTGATCAGCGACAACCGCTGAGAGCAAAAAACTCAAACGAAAAACCAATCAAATGACAATCCGACCAGTCCGAAACAAAATCACAGGCGACCGCTTCCTGATCATTAACGAACGCGAGAGAATGCCGATTGCCTTCGCTTCCCTTTGCTGTGACACTCGCATCTCTGGTTTCCAAATCAAATGCACAGAGTGCGGCGAACTCTATCCAGTCCGCCAACTGAACGAGCTTGGCTATTGTGATATTTGCTCAACCGCTGATATTGAATCCTGCAACGCCTAACCTTCCCCGTTCCCCTCAGAACAAACCAAAAAGAAAAACCAAATCCAAATGAATACCACCATCACAAACGACAACGCAAAAATCGAAGCCCTCGCCTCTTTCCTTGGATGCGAGATTGAGGAACTGAATCAAACTAAATGGGGCCACTATGGTCTTGATTCTTTCGAGCTAGGTTCGCGGGAATATGCAATTGGCACGGATTCCGAAGCTGATGCGGCTTGCGCGGAATATATCCGTGATACAGTGTGGGCTTTCAATTCCGAGTTTATCGTTTCGGAATGTGGCCTTCCTTATCAACTCGCCGAAGTTTTCCAGCCGTTCCAGCATGATAAATGCGAAAGCGCAAACGATGCCTTGCTTGGCCTAGTCAATGCAACTTGCGGGATTGAATCCTTTACTGAATCCGCAATCTCTGCCGATGGTCGCGGCCATTTCCTTTCCTCTTATGATGGCGAGGAAAACGAGGCGGGTGATTTCTACATCTATCGCGTGAACTGATGCGAACCTTTTTGATCCATAAGCAAAAACCTTTTCAAACCATGACACGCGAAACTCTAAAAGAAATCCCATCAGTTTACCTTTCCCGAAACTCTGAGGGTTGGTCTTTAATAAAAGACGGGATGCCATTGTGCGCCGTTACCACGCGAGAGAATGCCGAAAGCGTAGCCTCTCGTTTTAAACTCTCCCTGCCCTCTGTTTATTGGCAAGGGGAACAAGGTCAATTCGTTTCCATTTAATCCCATGCAAACCTTACCAGCCTCATCAATCGAGTTTTTACCAGTCGGCGAGATTGTTGATCTTTATGACTTAGGAAGTCTTTCAGAATTTGAATTTGTGAACCTATTGGAAAAGCGTTGGACATTCTTAGATAAAAAAATAAGAACATGCACAACGGGGAATTCATCTTGGAATGATTTGCAGCTCTGGAAATCTGAAAGGCACGAAATTTACGAAATTTATGAAACTCTAGAAAAGATTCCTGTTTAATAATATGCAAACCATAATCTTGCAATCTAAAGACGGGCGATTTTTTCGCCGAATTGATGACGATGGCGGCTTTTATCAGAAAACCCTTGGAATGCCATGGGAAAAGCATGATCCCGAAACCATATCAGAAAAAGACAAACCCAAATATATTGAAACCCTCACCAAAAAACTAGGATGGAAAATCGCCAAATGAAAACCTTCAACACTAATCGCCTACGCAATCATTTCCGCGACACTATGCAAGAAGGTCTTGCGCCAATCTCAGACGCTGATTTCTCCCGCATCGTTCGGGCTTTTCAATACTTAACTCAAAGAATTACCAGAAAATGAACATCACAAGCCACACGCCCGGCCCTTGGGTTCACACGAAAAATGATCCTCGCCTTTGCATTAAAGGCATGGAAAAGCTCCATTGCGTTTCAAGGCGAAGGGAGGAATTTGCCGACATTGTTTTAGAGACTATTGCCGAAAACATTTCAGAACATGATGCGCCACTGATTGCGGCAGCGCCGGATCTTCTGCACGCTTTGAATCTTCTTTTGGATAAATTGAATGCTCACGGGATAAAAAACAAGCATCTATTTGATGCGATAGAAAATGCAGAAAGTGCAATTTCAAAAGCGAAAGGTTACAAATGAAATCAGAAAACCAAAAACGCAAAAGCAGGTTTGCCAAGCTTAAAAGAACATCACAAGAAATGCAAGACGCCTTGCAAGCCATCTGTGACTCATTCGGAGATCAAGACTCTCTTTTGATTGATCAATGCAAAGCGGCACTTGCCAAGGCGAAAGGAGAAGCATGAACCTCCCTTCATGCCATCAAGACAACCCCTTGCATTCTAAATGGATCGCAAGGGTTCAGGAACTCGAAAACGAGGGACTTGATACCAGTGACGCGCAAGGGATCGCAGACATGGAATTTGAACCAATAAAGAAGCCATAATAATGCCACGCGCCCGAAACATTCAAGAAATCCTTCAAGAGCAAAGGGAGGAACGAGACCGCGAGCGGATGGCCGCTTTCCTTCTCAAATTATTCTTTGCCCATATAATAATCGTCACCATCTATTTTTACCTCATCAAATGAAATACATAATGACAGAAAAGAAAAATCCCCTTGCGATTCATGGAATTTTTCATTCCAAGGCAAGCGGGGAAAAGTTTTTGCGTGAGGTTGTGCCGGACTATGTGCGGCGCGGCTTTTATATGGATAAAACTCTAACAGAAAATGATTTTGAAATAAAGGAGCATAATAATGAATAAATATCTACTGATTGAAATGCGCGATCTCTTGGAGTTCCTAGTAAAGCAAGCGCGCCGCCACGATCTTGATGAGGTCAAAATCGCACGCCCTCGCGCTGTAGAACTGGCCAGAAAATGCCGTGAGGCATTGAAGGGGGTGAAAGCATGAGTGCCACAGAGAAGCAATTTCAAACCTGTTTACCGCCCGAAGCCTACATTCGGATATGTAAAGCGGCCAATAATGACGCGCCACCAAAGTTCAAGAGTTCAGTCTATCCCCCAAAACAAACCAAAACAAAACCCAATAAATAATATAAATATGCAAAATCAAATCGTAGTTCATAATCAGTCAGTTCAAGATATAACAGCGATGGCGCAAGCCATAACCAAGTCGGGCCTTTTCGGAATCAAGACACCTGATCAAGCCGTTGCCCTTATGCTAGTGGCGCAAAGTGAAGGCAGGCATCCCGCTAGCGTTGCAAGCGAGTTCGACATAATCCAAGGGCGACCCGCCCTTAAATCACAAGCCGCCCTTGCACGATTCCAAGCGGCTGGCGGGAAGATTCAATGGACATCAAGGGGTCCGACTAAATGCGCTGCAAAGTTTAGCCATCCTCAAGGCGGAGATTTGGAAATCACTTGGACGATGGATCGCGCAAACGCTGCCGGATTAACTGGCAAACAGACTTGGAAACAATACCCCGACCAAATGCTCTCTGCCCGTGTAGTGGCGGAGGGTGTTCGTGCGGTATTCCCTGCCTGTCTCAATGGCATTTACTTGGCCGAGGAAGTTCAAGACTTCGACACTAAGCCAAGGCCATCCAAGGAGGTTGTCGAACTCGTTCAGGAGGCTCCTAGCGCGAAAGAAGTGCCATCCTTGCCAGAGCCTCCTGCTAATAATGTCGAGTCAGCTAATAATGCGGAAATCCAAGGGGAGATTGTCGAAGGTGAAATCTCATGGGAAGCTAATTGGTGGACTCCCGAAGTTGCGGCAACCCTCGCAGATGTGCCAGAGGTTAATGCGTTCCTAGTCAAGAAGGGTAAAATTCAAGAAGGTCAGACTTGGAAGGACATTGAGGATGCCACATACCGCAAGAACATCGTCGGAAAGTTGGCAAAGTTTGTGGAAGCCGTAGAGAAAGGAACTAAATAATGGAAAGCGTGCGTTATTCCGTCCGCCCTCAAGACGAACCACAAGACAATCCACAAGAACCACAAAATGAAAATCAATAATACAATAACATTCAACGGGGAGCGAACTAGCGTTTCATCATCTGGAAATGTGGAGAAATTCCATTTCACAATCGTATCATCAAACACTGACCTGTCTGACTCACTCATTGAGGAACTGGTCAACAATCACGGATGCGGAGGCCAGTCATTCTCCGCGACACGCCGAGATGGTGATGGTGACAGCTATATCTACGAAGGAACTTCAACTCGTTACTCAGACTAAATGAATCCAGACCAAGCTCTCTTTATTATGTGTGCGGGATTTGAGATTTCAAAGATACTCATTCCAGCAGTAATAATCGGATACATCACACTTAAACTTAATTAATAATGATAACAAGATATACATTGGAAATGGATTGCGGTGTAACAGTTCAAGCTCAATTTAATGTAAAAAGTGGTTCATTTAAGTGCAAGTGGACTCCTGAACCTCCTTTTACTGAAAAAATGGTTGAACTAATTAAAAAAGAATATGTTCCATGGAGAGATGAAATTTTCAATGAATGGATTAAAGAAATTACTGTAAAAATATGATTAGACATTCACTATTACCCAAGCTCGCTGAGTGTCCTTGCTATGAGTCCAAGCAAGGCGAAGCAGGCCCAGCGGCGCAACGAGGAACCAAGCTAGATGGACGATTCCGCGAGGCATTGTCCACAGGTGAACTCAACGAAGTTGATCTGCCTAAGGATGACATCAAGGCTCTGAAATGGGCGCTAAAGGAAGTCCGAAAGATTGCAGGAAAGAATCCTATAATATCGGATGAGGCACTTCTAAAGGTTCAAACCCCCGGCATTGAACATGAAGGAACAGAAGATGTTCGCATTCCAGACATTCAGACTAGCCTAGATTTGAAAACGGGAATCCAGCGGAGTTACTACGCACAAATGGGGGCATACGCTTGGGGTAACATGGAGGCGCACTTCTGCGAGGAGTGGACTTGCTACCTTGTGTTCTGCGATCAAAAGGAAATCGTAGAGCATCACTTCACGCTTCACCAAGCCAAGAATGTCGTTAATGGCATTCTGGATGCCTACCACGATCCAGAGCGTTTGCCTCAGCCGTGTCAGTATTGTAGCTGGTGTGCCAAAAAAGACTCATGCCCCATGGTTGTCCAGCCAGTCCAAGAGGCTCACGCTATAATGGAGTCAGCCAACCTTGCAGTGTTGCGTGATGAAATCGCCAACGATCCAGCTAGACACGCTCGATTCCTTGAAATCAACAAGGTATTTGAGTCTGAGCTAGTCAAGCCACTCAAGGATTTAGCCAAGAAAAAGCTAGAGTCTGGCGATTATCTGCCGGGGTTCAAGCTATCCAGTGTCAAGGGATCAGAGTATTTTGACAGGGTTTCCATCGTCCGCGCGGCTATTCGCGGCAAGTGGTCAATGGACGATCTGGTTGATGCTCTTGGCGGAACAATGTCTGGATCAACATTCCGTGAGCTATGCGAGAAGTATAGGACTCCAGTTATTGAAGAAGAAGCTAAACGCAAAGATGGATTTAACAAAATTATTGAAGATAAGAAAGCAAAGAAATGAGAATTAGAACAGGATACAAACAAAAGAGTCGGCATCATATGTCATTGAGTGAGAAATCAGCAATCCGCGAGTGGAAGTCACTCCAAAAAATTAAGCCTGCTGAATGGGTGGAACGCATCAAGAGCCTTCCAGAGCGCGCGCAAGGGCAGATTGCTCGCATGGTCTGGTGGGATTTCTGGAGCAATCGCGTTGTCAGTGAACGCTGGACTGAGTTTGACCATTGGCTTCAATTTGATCCAAGGGAAGAAACTGATCCAGTTCCAAAGACAATGCTAATCAAATGCCTCAAGGCTGTTGGCTACCCACAATACCGAATTGATCTGCGTCTAATGGCATTCTAATTATTAACAAAACTATGACGAAGAATGAATTGTGGAGAATCTATGTTAAGCGCAATCCTTCGTTTGAAGGAGATGGCAATGTTACCATGTCCGCCAAAGGCTTACGCAAGCTATTTGATACGACATGGGATACTGCATATTACGATGGAGAATCTGAGCCTGTTGAAAAAACATCACACAATTTTCAACAAAGACA